ATTTCTAAAAAACAACCCCTAAAATAAAAAAATTAGGCTTATATAATAAGGCTTATTTAAGCTAAAATTGAGCTTCCTGGAATGTTCTCTTTTTGTTCTTTTTCCAGGATAACCTTAAAAAATAAGAAAATAATTAAAATAATAATGAATAAGTAAAAATTAAAAAAATTGGCAAAAATGCTGAAAGTGTCATTTTAGAGGTTTTAAGGTTTTAAAAAACGTCCATAGAAGGACGTAGAGAGCCTTTAAAAGTTTTTTTGATACCTACATACCCCCTTAAATTTTAGATATTCCTTGAATTGATTAAAAGCTTAAAGAATTAATAAAGACTAATTAAAAGAATAAATAAATTAAATCTAAATGAATAATAAAAGAATAATTAAAAGTGATATTAAAGTTTATTTAAGTTGATTTAGATTTAAAGAGAATGAGAAGGCAAAAACAAAAGAGAATAAATAAGAGAAAATAAAAAGTAATTTGTTTCGTTTTATTTTTTAAAAAAAATAGACTCCATTAGAAACATAAAGCCAAAAAAAACTTAAAGACCACGCCACAGCCAAAACAAAAAGAAATCAAAAGGGGTCAAAAAGAACAAAAAGAGAACATCAAAGGGGGAAAGAGACCCCCGGAGGACTAATGATACCCTTTCACATTTTTCTACCAAAATATTTACGACATACCCACCTTACAGGGTAATAGACACTCAACATTGGTATTACATAAAAGATTAAAAGTTCTGTTATCATAAGTTCCTCACTACTTTGGCTAGTATGGTTGTGTAATTAGGGTTCTCTGAATACTCTGTAAGTGTGTTAATTAACACATATACATTCATACCCTCATCACGTAATTTTCTAAACTCAGAGTAATTGTAATTGTTTTCTATAATATTCACAAAGTCTCTGACGCTATCACATTTATTGTCGTACACCTTTACACCGAAATCAGCCTTAGTGTTGTCTAACGGTTTCATATTAGGCTTCTCTAGGTCAAATGTACGTATTCCGAAAAGATTGTTACCCTCTATGGTAAATCTAGAAGTACCCCAGCCACTCTCTAGAGCTGCAATACCTATTATTAGTTTATTAGGTATTTGTACTGTGTGGTCAATTTCATTAATACAGCCTTGTACCATATCAATAAATTCCTTCTTTCTATCACTAGCATAACTAGTAGTTCCATATAGAATAGCAAATAGTATTACTAATAGTAATCTCATAGTTCTCCTTATATACTTATAGGGACTTTAACCCCTCTGGTTCTAATAGGGGTACTATTAAAGCCACCTGTCTTTCTTAGGTTTTCTGCCTGTAGAGTTTTCCATAAACTTCTCTAAGTCAGCCCAAAGTAAGGCGTCTTTGTGTTCTTTATATGACAGTATTTGGTCTCTATCCATTCGTTCTGTCCAATAAGCAACAGCGATAGATAAGGCGTCTAAGGCGTCATCATGCTTAATCGCACCCTTGTCCCTAGTTATCCTTGTCATCTGTTTAAACAACTGGTGGTCTATAGGTAATCGGAAATCTTCTCTAATCAATTCCTGAGAAACTACAAGCCTGTGTTGGTTCATAACAGGTTCAAGAGTATCAATTATTCTTAACTCTTTTTGTTTAGAATGTCTGACCTCTTCTATTGAACATGGGTGTATTTTCGCTAATATAGGTTTTAATAAAGCTGTAGCCATACCATCACCAAAGTTGCTCTCAATGACCACCTGGTTAACATCTTGCTGTTTTGCGATAGTTGATAGCCTTTCGAGGATAATGTCGCTATAACCCCCCTCTAAAGCCCCACAATCGGTCAAATAAAGCACTCCATGCAACATCTTGACTACTGCATAGCCTGTACGGTCTGCACCTCTTCCTGAAGGGTCTATAGCCATTACAGAGCCTTCAAATTTAGCGTATTCTGAACTCATATACATAGGGGCTACCCAATAGTCCCCTTTAAGCCCTACGTTAGGTAATTCACTATCTATAGCCTTTATTTGGTCAGTTCCACTAGCCCATTGTATTTTGGCTGGTGCTTCTTTCCAAGACTCTAATCCTGAGACACACATTAAGTCATTAATCTTTAATGGGTATTTCTCTAAATCAGATAATGTCGTATCTAACATGAACTGTAGTTGGAAACCACTACGACCATAAGACGCTTCACGTTCCATTAAGTCTACTTCATCAAATCTTTTTGGGTCAGTAGGCTTACCCTTAATCTTAGAGTCCTCTTTAATTTTGTTTCTAATAATAGGGGCAAGTTTTTCCCCTAAGTTAACCGTTTGTATATCTGTAGGATATAACGCTGTCCATATTCTAGTCTTAAATCCTCTTTCCTCTAAGTCGTTGTATAATGACATTTCGGTTTGAGGTGTACCTAAGAATATAATACGACCAACATCAGGTTTAATAATTGCGTCAAACTCTTTGACTGTTTCACTAAGTCTATCTCTCATTAATTGTGTCTGAGAGTTATTAGCTGACTCTACGTCATCTGCAATAATTAAATCTGCACGTGAACCTGTGAGCTGCGAAGTGATACCTAAAGATTTAACTGAAGGTGCGTGTGAAGCTCTTGCAGGTGCGACATCAAATGATATTTTAGAATGTCTTTGGTCATCTCTTGGTTTTAAATGCTCTAAGATTGGCATTTCTGAGATTAACCTTTGTGTAAACGTACTAAAATCATCTGCTCTGTTTTTACTTGCTGATACCACTAGAATATTTCTTTGTGGGTTCATAAGTAGTTGGTGGCAAACGAATGCACTAGTTATCCAACTCTTTCCTACTCCTCTAAAAGCTTCAATAACTAATCTCCTATTATCTGATTGTAGGAAATCTGCTATATCATATTGTATGGGAGTTGGGGAAGGAAGGGCTAGATGTTGCCAAGCTAAGTATAAAAAGTTTTTAAAGTTTTTTACACTTGGCTCTGTTTGTTTTGTAATTTTTTTAACCATAATTAAACCAATTGTAAGCTGCGTATAGCGATAATGTTAAATACATTAGTTCCATACATTTGCGTGGTAAGTCTTTATCTTGATGAGACGCATAAACCCAAATCATAGTTGAGATACTTGCTAGAACCCAACCAATCCATTGATAGTTGATGTTCGTACTCGACAAGATTAATACCGATACAAATGCTAAACTAAAACCTATCCATCTAAAGTTATTTTTCATCAAATGGTAAGTCGTCTGTGATAGTCTGTTTAGGTTCTTCATCTATTTCTACTCCGTATGTTTTACACGTGTCTAAACAAACTTTTAGTTCACTAGCTGTTAGCTTTTCACCACTCGTAAGCATTTCGTAAGCTTTATCTACTAAAAGTTTAGGTAAACTCTTAATTTTTGCTTCGTAAGAATTAACTTTAGGATTACTCATTATATCGCTGCTATGATTATAGCAACAACACCTATAGCAATTGCTATACTTAATTTCTTGTTATTCTCGATAAATATTTTTCCTTTATTTATCCAAGTCGTAGGCGTATTTCCGAATATTATCATTTTATCTCCTTTATTTTAATATGAGTTTTTTGATATGTTTTTTGTCTAGGTATATCTCAATTTCTGCTTCTGATTTTAAGCATTCATACCTTACGTTACTGCCACTCTTCAATTGTCTCATTGCAACTCTTTTACCTTTAAGGCAGTCGGACATAGAAGCCTGTATTCTATGTTCTTGAATTTCATTGTTAACAATCATAAGTAAAGCTACAACAGTCTCTATCATTGGTAACTTCCCTTTCCGTTTTCTCTAACTTTGTCTTTTAATTTTTCAATATCATTCAAAGCTTTTTCTAATTGTTTTTGTGTAAATTCTATATTTACTTTATTTGTCATATTTTGCTCTTGAGTAAGTTGTAATTTCTCAACAGTTTTATATAACTCTTCTAATAATAAAAATTGTTCCTGGTCTGTAGTTGTTTGTTCAGATTTTTTCAATAGGTCAGCATTCATTAATTCTCTAGAAGTCTCTAGAGACGTTAGCCTAGCCGTAATATTTGACCACGCAAGAACACCCATTGCTACAGCAATAATTATTCCTACCATATTTTTGATAGGCATAGCTACTGATGTATTTTCTGATACTTTCATTATTTCCTTTTCATTAGGTCTACACCTTTAAGACCATAAATTGAGCCAACTACTCCTATGAATAATCCTTGATACCAAAATGGCATATTGGAAAAATATTCAAAGAATATGTCTAGTTTAGCACGAATTTCAGGGTCGTCAGAGAAAACAGAGTAAGCCAATAGAATAATAGGAATGGATATAAGAACCAATACGAACTCATCTTTCCAACCATTATCGTTACTTGCAATAATAGCTTTCTTATATTCGACTTCACCGTTTACCATTCTTTCTACATGATTTCTCTCAGCTTTAGCTTCAAGTTGTTTTGTTTCTCTTCTTGTTTGGTATATGTTCGCTGCTGTTTTTACACCAAACGTTAATAAATTAAATATTGACATTATTCGTCTCCTCTTTTACGCATTGTAAATAAATTGATATTCTTCGTTGTTTAAAATCTTGGTCTATATATTCTGAGATTTCAGTAATCGATTGATTACATTCTTGAATTGTTGCAATAGGTTTTGTCATTGGTAACCAACCTTGCATACATAAGTTTTGTTCACCTATACCAACCGAAAGAAAACATACGGTGGCTAGAATTTTAAACATTTAAACCACCATTAGATTCTTTATTACTATTACTAGTTGTCCGAATACCATAACACCAACAGTCCACATTACTCTATTTAAAGTATTAACTTTTTGGTCTAAGTGAACTAAATGATTATCTTTAATTACATTTATCGTCTGATTAATAAGTTTTATTTCACCTTTAATCTTTTCGATTTCGATATTTAGTTCGTTGGTGTCTTTCATTATTATTTATTATTTAGGGTATTTATCTTTAACAGCTTTAATAGTTGTTTTCCAACCATCAATACCATTATGATAAATGTCATCTAATTGGTCTGCTATAGATGGATATTCAGGTTGTCTATCTCTTTGATATTGTTTGCTATCATAGTCAGCTTGTAATTCAACTATTTTTGCGTCAATATCTGATTTAGAAATAACCGAAGTTGTTCCCCAATCTATTTGGTCATAATCATTTCCATTAACCGAAACTTTTGCGTCTGGATTAATAGCAACTATTGCTTTTATTATTTGTATATTATTTGCCATTATACTGATACCTCCATACAATTCATGTGAACAGAACCTCTACCATAAGTGCTACTATCAGATTGTGAACGTTGTAAGTAAAAGATTCCTGATTGTTCTCTTCTTTGTTGAACTTGATAAACTATTTGTGATGTTGTGTTAGGTGCGTCATAGAATGGTAATGTTACATACATTGCACCATTACTATCTAACATACTTCTTAATCCAACAGTCATACCTCTAAAACTTCCACCACCACCTGATGTGATTGTAGAAATTGAATTTGGTATTACTGCTTGAGAGCCACCACCGATTGCTCTTACAATTCTAAAGTTAGACACAGTATCAGAAGTATCTGAACCCCACGATATACCAAATATTCCAGTAATTTTATTTGCTGTTGCATTTGGTGT